TTTTGAGTTTACACCAAACAATTCCCCCGAAACTTCTCTTTCTTTTATTTTATTAAAGTCGGTGGGTGTTAAGCTACTAGATCGAATAACATTGGTATCAATGTCAAACTTAGATGCAAATGTGTGTTGTAAAATATCAGTCATAACCAGTTTAAGTTATTTATTATGTGGGTTCGGCCGCAAACGGTGACGGGTTGAACGAATTTTCATCATCAGACGCAGTATCACTTTTGGGTAAAAATGGAAACGCATCAGAAAAATCAGCCGCATCTACACCTTCTCCGTTTTTTATTCTCTGTTCAACTATAACAGATTTCATTGCTTTGTAGTTAGTCTCCGCATCCTCTTGTATTTTAATATTGCGTTGTGATTCTCGTTCTAATACTTTCGATAATTCGTCTAGTTGGTTTTCTAGCACACCCTCACGTTTTAATTGATCCTCACTCAGTTGTTTTATATCGTCTTCTATCATAAGATTATTGTTAGAATCCGATTCATTTATAAGTTCACTGAATGATGTATCGTAATTTTGCTCAATTTTGTTGTTAGAGAATTCTGTGATATTTTGCTTCACTACAGAAATATTGTTACTCAAATCTTCGGTGTTCATGTCAACTAACTGATTGCCGTTTTCGTCGAGATTTTCAGTTGCTGGTGCACCTGTGAGTAAATTACTTAACTCAGTTTGATCAAAGTTTTTATTATCTAAATAGTCTGGAATGTTGTTTTGTTGGTTCATCTTAGTTTGTTATCATAAATGCTAGTTTGTTATCGTATTTTTTTCTAATACCCCCGTGTTCCAATTTTAAAATAAATTTATAGAGTCTTCCTCTGGATAAACAACTAAAATCAAAATTAAAATAATGGCCATTTGTATCGCATGATATTTTTGTAAACTCAGAAAAGTCTATAATAATCTCCTCTGTCTCAGCATCTAATACAGAAAAGAACATATCAAGTGAAGTAATGTTGCGACCCGTGTATCGCATTCTATTTGAGAAATTTTTCTTGGGGTTTAATTCTCTTACACCAACCACCAGTTTTTCAATTTCATCGTGTGAGTATGATTCTTTTATGTTTTCTATAAAAATGTGCAGGTCTTTGTTTTTTAACTCCATCACACCACTTTCAAGTGATTTGGTTTGTTCAGTGTTATCTGTGGTAGATTCTTCTAATGATCCCGAGTCTAGTGATCCCGAGTCTAGTGATCCCGAGTCTAGTGATCCAGATAGAAGTTCTGAATTTTTTGTGGTGGTTGTAATAATATATGGTTCAAATTTATAGTAATGCCCACCAACTTCAATATACGGACGATATATTGTATTTGTGTTTGATGAGAAAAACTTTACATTACCACATCTTTTTGATACATCATCTTTAAATTTTAAAATAATTCCGTTATTCTCAATAGCCGACATATTCCAAAAAGAAACAAGTTGGGTTATATCAATTTTTACATCCGAAGCAACTGTTTCGAACTTGAATTTAAAATCTAATGTAGATTCTTCATCCAATTCGTTGTCATAGAATTTGTCATACCAAGAACCCCCACCGGCATCATATTCAACGGATGTGGTTGTAGTCCATGTATCTTTATTTTCATTTTTATATAACCAGGATGCTCCTGGATATAATAACTCTGTATCAGAAAATCTACCTTTTCCCGCATCCCACTTTTCAGAAACCGGATATGCTTCAAGTTCTACATTAGACTCTAACTCTACACTCTGTACTATCCTTAAGTTTAATATATATCTGTTTGTTGTTTTAAAGTCTACCAAGATGTCTTCGTTAGAAAATAATAAAAGAGAACGAGCTGCCATAGGACCTTTAGTTGGTGTAAAGTCAGATGCGACTTCTAATATTTCATCAGCACCCGTGTTTAATATATCATAATTACTATATAATGTGCAAGATTGTGTTGGGTATATAAATTTAATCATTATATGATCCTCCCTATTATGTCTTTCTTTGGGAACTTTATTTCAAATATAGAAGGGTCCATTGATGGGTATATTGTTTTTCCCGTTGTAGCTGCCTTTATATCGTATTCGTTTTCAGAATAGTTTCCATCTTCGGTTGTTAAATTTACTATTTCAACGTCAACCACAGACCGAACTCCGGATACCTTTGTTAGTTTGAGTTCTATTTCTCCAATTTCAATTGGTTGCATAATTGAAACTTTATCAGTTGTGTACATATCGGTAAGTTCACTGATGCAGTTAATTAAAACTTCTTTTTTGTTAAAGTTTTCAAATACTGATATTTCAAAGTTTATTCCAAAGTTTATCACAAATGCATTTGTGATATTGATACCATCGGTCAAAATTCTGTATTTACTCAGATAAGTTTTTAAGTTTTTTAATATCAACTCGTTTGGTCTTATTAAGTGGTTGTTTTTGTCATAAGACAATACATAAAGATTGATAGCAAGTGGGTTGTTGAGTTCACCATAAACAATGTTCATTCCAGTTGGTGTTGTTTTTGCTTCGTCCGTGAAAGCTTCTTTAAAGATGTTAGTTTGTGAACGAGTATCAAGAATTCCGTCTTTGGATACATATGCTTTTGCTATACTCCCAAACTTGGGTGGCATGGACAATGTTCTTATTACATAATCATCACGTGTAACCGCACGATGTTGTGATGAGAATGAAGCAAGTCCATTTTGTCTTATTTCTTCATCAGTTTCAGCAGATTTTCCTCCCGTAGCAGGAAGTGGGTTGTTTACTTGTATGCTTGATTTAACCGTGTCGATTGATGCTTGCTCTGATTGATCTATATATTCGGTTGTTTCTTGAAATTTTATACTTTGAATAGTATTAAGTGTGTTTGCGGAAACGTTTGATGAAACTCCCCCACCTACATAATACTTTACAAGAAGTGTGGTGTTGGAAGGAGAACTTCCATAACTATTTGATTTTAAAAAGTTACTTGGGTCAATACCAGTTTCTAAGCTTTTAGCAGAGTTCATGGTTTTTCCTAAGTTGTTGAGATTCGGTATAATGATTTCATCATCAAATTTATCACTTCCAGCACCGAATTCTAATGTGGTGGTGTTATCAGGATTTACTATAGTAGTGAATCTTCTGGATGACTTTATGAACTTCAATATATATGGAACAGAATCAGCATATTTTGAATATACTGGATTGTTCTGGTAATCGTTCGGTTCTTCTATCGGTATTGTATCCTGAGCAAGATACGGAACTTCGTAATACAGATTTCCGGCAGAATCTTCTACTGAAAGTATTTCAATTACGTTTTGATCCGCAAGTGTAATTTCAAAAAATTCAGTTGGTTCACCAACTCTAACTGTTTTTGATTTTAAAGTTCCGGCACTCGCTAGGCATCTTTTTTTAAGAATGTAGAATGTAGGTTGGCCGATTGAATCACGTTCGTATACACTAACCTCTCTTGGAGACTCTTTTTTGTCTTCATTAAAATTTATCTGCGAAAGTGTTCTAAAGGGTGGTGAGTTTCCGTCAGAAGATGCAACTTCCATACCCTCTTGGATATTAAGTGCATATTTTAGGTCTGGTTCCATTTTTCCGTTTAACCCCACCTTTGAGGGAACGAGTTGAAAAACTTCCAACTCAGTTGTAGCAGATACAGATGTTCTTATTTTATACCCAAGGTAATTTGCTAAACTTATTATATTCTTTCTTTCTGATGAGTATTGCAGAAACCCCTCTTTGAACTGATGATCTATGTAATAAGACAACACATCACCTACATAACTAGCAAGTTCTATAAACATCATTCCCGTGGAGTTCTCACTAAAGTCACGATATGTAGATGAAAAATAAGATTTTGAATATTCAATCAGATTTTTTCTAAACGAATTAAAATCTTTACCCGTATAATTAATGTCTTTTTTACTTGCAGATGCCTGTTGATATGTGTCGTTAGCCATTTTATGAAACCTCTATTTCTAATTTTTCGTATGAATCAGGAATTGAACTTAACGAAAATGTAATTTGTATTGTTGCTGAATTGGGTGCGGTTGATATGTCTCTTGTTATATCAACCTCAAGTATAATCACCTCTGGCATCCACTTTTCTGTGGCATCCCTCACCGCCTCTTTAAGTAGTTCATCATAATCTTCTTCTGCCGGATTAAACAACAAACTTCTTAAATCACTTCCATATGTTGGCATCATGGGTCGTTCTCCCTTTGCCGTCATTAAAAGCATTTTTAAGTTAGTGTGTGCACGTTCTATGTCAGAATATGTTTGGTCAAAAAAACCTGCTTTACCACGTGAATATGGTATTTTGATACCAAGTGGAATGTCTTTATTCATTTAAGTTTTCCTCGTTTCTGATCTACAAGTTTTACTACATCGGAATAATTTCTAGTGAGTGCGTTTGATACATGATCAGGTAACGCATCTATATCGACGTCATTTCCACTTAAGTCGGTCATGCTCTGCGTGTTTCCTACACGAGGTCCTTCTGTCGGAATTCCCCCTACAGTTTCATTCAGTACTTTGTTTAGTGCCTCGTTGTTGCTATACCTCTTCGTGGGTGATTTTTTAGATGGAGCAGTTTCAAGTATTTGTTTTGTAATCTCAACTGGATCATCTACTATACTTGGTATAGTTTCTGTCTTTATCAGTTCAGATAGCATTTTTGGTAAAGACTCATTTAATTCAGCCTTAACTGCACCTCTTATTAGTTTTATTAATTCATTTTTTTTCATTGTATAACCTTTCTATCCAGATATAAATATTCGCTCACTCAATAATGTTGGAGCTCTTGCCCTTAAAGCTGCAAGAGAACCTTGTTGAACGGGTACCGATGTTGTTACATACGGGTCGTTATGTGTATGTGACGCCAACCAATCACACAAATCTTGCAACCACCACACAGTGCAATCTCCTTTTAAGGATGGGTGGTTTCGTGTTGTATACACACCCAAATGAATTGTAGGTGATTCTATTGACGTGTGCATATCAGTTTTTAAAACAATTCTTTGTTTTGCATTCATTGTAATTTCATCATCAGTTGAAACAAAGAATTTTCTTTTTGAAAAAATTCCACACTCTTGTGTTTTGGCTGATATAAGTATTCGTTCTGAGTTTATTACTATTTGGTTGCCGTTTAAAGTTGGAAGTTGTGCTCCAAAAATTATGCCTTCGGTTTGTTCTGACAATACCAAGTTTTCTGTTTTTTCAATCTCCTTTGCAAATGTTTTGTCGTATACTTTTTCAGCATCTGCTAGTGTTTTTTTCACTTCTTCGGTGTTCTTTAAGTTTTTTAAATCATTCGGATGTAGTAGCCCAACTGCGTTCATATCTGCATCTTCAAGAACGGTGTCCTTTAGTTCTTCACGTTTAATTGTTTCTCCTGTGTGGAATGACTTTACTTCATCTGCATCCTGTTCTGCTGGAGGTCCTCCCACCGGTTTCTTTTGTTTTGTTGTAGATTTTGTTTTTTTGTATGATTCATCTCCGGTCTTTTCGTATGTATCTTCTTTTATATCCCCATTTTCATCTGTGTATGTGTCATAAACCACACTCTTGTTTTCTGATTCATAAGTTATACCAGAAGAACTTTTTTCTTCTATTTGGTGCGAACTGGTTGCATCTTTTTTTATTTCATCTTCAAGGTCATCTTTAGTTTTTGCTTTAATCTTTTTATTACCAGGAGAAATGGGTGATTTTGTAAGTGTATCTGTATCAGATATTGCGGGTTCAATTTGCTTATCTTGTTTCTGTGATTTTATTCCAAGTTGCTCTTTTACACTTTTGGGTTTATTGGGTATGGTGGTTTGTGTGTTTTCTTGTTTTATTAATTTATCATTTGATTCGGCAACTTGAGTTGAAATTGATTTCTGTGAATATTTCAAATCTTCAACATTTATTTGTTTTTTGATTTCCTCCATATCCTTTTCGTATTGCTCATCTGTATACTCAAGTGGACCTAAATCTAATGGTTTGTCGTTTACAAATTCTATTGATTTATTGTCAGACTTAAAACCAATTCCACCCGTGAGTTCATCTTTATCTGTACTGATTGATTTTGCTATATTATCCAACCCACCGTTTTCTTTTAATTCATCCTTGTTTACTAAAAGTTTTTCGGATTTTTCTTTTTCAAGTGCTTCTAAATCACGTTTGAGGTCTGCTTGTATTTTTTCATTTTGTTTTCGTGTTCGCAACCCCCCTTGCAAGTAACCTTTTTTGGCGGCAGGAGTCAGTGTCTTCATTCTTTCCTTTCCCCTTTCATCCAAGGTTGCTTCGTATGCATCAAGCTCTTCTTGTGAAAACTCTTCACCCCTTCTTCTTTTTTCTTCTAATGTTAATTCCTTTGTGTTTGGTGGTGATCCACCAATAGAACCACTACCAAGCAAAGAATCATTTCCGATTCCACCGAATAGTGGTTCTTCGGATTCATATCCACGTGATCTATTGAGTCCAGTTCTTGTGTCAAATTCAAGATTTACTAAATCTTTATTTCCCTGCGATAGTGTGATGTCTGTCTTTCCTAAATTACAAGCATCACACTTTAGCATATCTATATCACCCGCAATTGATTTAAATTGCTGATCAAATCCAAAATCATTTGCAGCGTATGTGTCGTATGTTCCATCTGATATAAGTTTATTTCCAACTGCACTCGTTAGTCCTTTGTTTGTTAGTGTGTTTGAGAATGTTTTTCTCAACGAGTCAATTGTATCTGACCCATATTCCATATTCTCTACCCAGTCACATAAATTAAACAAACTATTTGCGATGTTTAAATCTTGTATTCCAAATCCGGAGAAATTTGGTTTCAGGTTTAAAAGTTTATCAAATATTGATTTAAGTCTTGCAAGTAAATCTAAATTTATTCCTATTGATAATATCAAACCAAGTGCCTGCTCTGTATCAGAGTTGTATCCTCCAGGACCCCCTCGTTGTTTTCCTTTTAATCCAGCACACAATAATTTTAAACCAAATCCCGCAAGTTTGAATAACTTAAACATAGGTGTGTCGTTGGGACCTATACCTAGCATATCCCCACCCGGAACGTCAATTCCTAATGCAGATGCAGCCATTAAAGAATTTCCGGTTTCATTTCCCTTTAGAAAAGACGATGACTCACCACGTGCAGAACCAACTGAATTTATTATCCCCTTCTCAAGTGTTGAGTTTAATCCAAAATTACCCAAACCCACCGAGTTTATTAGGTGTTTGGATTTTTGGTCAGTAGACATATTTCGTTTCTGCTTGTTGCTTCCAGGGGTCTCTATAAATTTCATCAAATCATTGGAAGATTTTCCCCCAAAATGAGAACCCAACTTACTCGCAGTTCCCCCATCAACCGCAGTTCCAAATGAAGCAGTTAGTGCACCTGTCATATTATTATCAGATGCAAAAGATGCTATTTGTGATTTGGGTAAGGCATTTGAGTTTTTTTCTTCACACGCCTTGCAGTTTGAGTCTTTAGTTTTCATTTTAGTTTCTAAAACTTGTGTCGATTATGTCTTTTCGTTTTCCTATGTTACTGTTGGATATTCCGTCCATACCGTTATATGTCTTGTGTACACACCCACGTCTTTTGTACGGAACATTGTCATATTTATGAGTTAATGTAGGCACGAACTTGGATACAGTTCTTCCTGATGTGATTTGTATTGAACTGCCATCTTCGTTTACATCTTCAAGTATATTATATTGAAACCACTTTTCATCTTTTTTTGTAACCTTCTGACGATTTCTAATTAAAATCATTGGGTTTCCCAAATTGTCGGCATATGATTCTCCGTATCCGTTTTGTGTTCCTACATCTACTGATGGGTTGTTTTCGTAGCACCCAAATCTAACACTACTCCCAAACCTGCTCTGAATTATCGTGTCTCCTTCATAGTGCCTCAGTGGTCTTATTTTATTATTTGCTTTGAAATATTTTCCTAGATAACTCTTACCGACAGGATCAGCATATCTGTTTGTTGCAGGCCATAGGTCTGATTTATTTCTAGCTCCGTCCAGTGATCCAGGACTTTTGGTTGCGTTTATTCCACCAGGACCTCCATATCTATGTTCGTGTGCAAAGTCTGCACAATTGTTAATAAAATTTCTTGAGTTTAATCTACGTGTGTAGTATTGCCTACCCATATACATTGAAACCACAACAATTTCATTTACAAGTGGGTATTCAAATATACCCGTTTCTAGTGGAGTAACCCAGTCAAGTTTATCCACAGGTGTTGTTTGTTGACTATTTACCAATCTTACTCTAACTCGTCCAATCCAAGAATAATCGCGGATATTGGGATCGTTGTATGTATCAGGCCAGGTTGATCGTTCTACTGTTGGTACTTCTGGGTTTGACGAAGAAAATATAGGATGGGTTTCGTCACGAATAACATCTATTACTATCGCAGCCTCTAGTTCGTAAAAAAACGAAGAATCTGTTCCTGATAACTCGTTCCCTCGTACAGTTGATAGTTCTCTTTTGTCAAGGTTTTGTGTTTTTGATTTAAGATGTACTTGTGTATGTGCCATTATACGGAGTCCGATTCGTGTTTAATCTTCTTAAAGTCTTTTTCTATTGTATCATCAGTTTTGCTTATCTCTTCTACTTCTTTTTTAACACTTTGTAGTAGTTGCTCTTTTTCCATGTCGGTTAACCCACCACCACCACCACCCGCATCATCAGAGGATGATGAACCACTTAAAAACCTTTGTAAAACGGCCGACAACTTTATAAGTTGATCATCGTTTTTAACAGATACATCAATATAATCTTTAATCATAGGAGCAATTACAGTGGCACTACCCGCATCCTTTACCATTGTACGCAAATCCTTGATCAATTGATCAATTTGAGCAGACTTACGGGTTGAGTTAAAATAAATGTCTTTAGCAAGAGACGAAAATGTTTTTCCATCAAAAATTTCTTTATCAGTATCCATAAATATAAATATGAATATACATATTTTTTATATTATTTACTAATAATCGTTTTTTACAGTACCCGTTTCGTTGTATTCTATCTGAATTCGTTTTTGCATATCCTTCATTTTATTAACAACTTTTGTAATATTCTGCGTTTTGCAGTTTGTCATTTCTCTAATATAAAGATACAATGCTTTTTTATTAAAATTCTCAATTCTATCTGAGTTTCTAAATATCTCAAGAACCGCATATGCTATTGATAATTCGTTTTGTTTTTTAAAAACCTTTTTAATGTTTACATCCCAGTATTCTATCATTAGTCCAAAAAACTCAGATAATTCTTTTTTACTGGTTGGGTTTGTTGGTATAGAACTTAACTCCAGATCAACATTCGTGGATTCATCGTCATCAACACTTACGTGCTTTTTAAATTTTCGATAATTTCCATTATTATACAATATTAAAAAGTTTTTAGCAATTATACTAAAATATGAAAAGGCCTTTCCGTTATCAGGTTTATATTTGTGGATATTACTGACAAGATTACTGACTACCTCTTGTTGAACTTCAATGTGACTGCATTGAAAATATGAAAATTTAAATGTATTTAATATATTTTCTGCAAGCTTATCAAATGGATACGAGATACCCTCGTTGTAAATTTTGTTCCGCTCAACCTCGCATTCAGTTTGATTATATTTAATAATTGCGTTTTCGGCATCTTTTCCGAAATATATTTTAGATTTTTTTCTTCGTTTTTTTGGTTTATTACCTGTTTTATCCACTTCACGATTCCTTTTTATTTATTTTTATATCATGATCAAATTCTTGTATAGTTTCAACCAACTCTTTGAACACTACCCCCACTTCGTCATCCGACTCAAATATTTGCTTATCGTCTATTTGTTTTATGTCGGATTGGAGTTTGGTGAGTTTTTCATACATCTGCTCGGTCCAATTTTCGTATATTGTATTTTTTCTATATAAGTTATATATTATATATACAAACACAATCGATAATAATGTAAACACACTACAACTTATCAATAAAGGACTTAGAATATTAATCATCCGTTAAAATATCGCAGATAAATATATATTTGTCAACTAAATTATATTTTTAGTCAGTTTTATTTTTATTATCATCCGAGTCTGATTTGTTTTTAGTGTCATCAGTTTCGTCTTTTAGTGGAACGTTCCCAATGGTACTACCTTCAATGTACCCACCACGGGACTTGTACCGAGTATCTGCGTAAATAGACTCATTCTCATCTTTTTTTAACTTGTTGTATAACTCCATAGTTGTTTTTTTCCAAGGAACATAATAAGGACCTTTCAATGATGGGTCATCTGTGTCGTACATTGGAGTTGATAAGACATTGTCATCTTCTTGTTTTATTCTGGGTTTGTGTACTGGAGTCGGAGACGGCGTCGGTGTTGGAGTTGGTGTCGGAGACGGCGTCGGTGTTGGAGTTGGTGTCGGAGACGGCGTCGGTGTTGGAGTTGGTGTCGGAGACGGCGTCGGT